AACGTAAATCAAATTGTTGAATTTTTAAAAGAGAAGCCTGGTTATTCTAAAGAGGGTAAAAAGAGACTTCAAACACTTTTGAAATCTAAAGGATTTAAAGTAACACTTAATGATTGTGAAGAAGCTTTATTTCTTTTTAAGGAATGGAAAAAAGAAATTAAACAGGAAATTGAAAGAATTGAAGTTCAATCAATTGATGATACAGTAGAAATAGATGCAAAGTTACCTGATCATTTGGAAATTAAATCTGCTTGGCAGACATCAGATGATAAAACTTTATATTCTTACAAAGCTAAAAAAGATAGTTCTGAAAAACTTTTTGTTGATTTTAAAGAAAATTTAATCAATGATCTGAAGAATATCAGCACTAAAAAACCAAAAAAGTTTTTTAATGTAGAGAATCCAGAAGCTGGAAGTTTTGTTTTAGAAGTATCTTTACCTGATTTACATTTTGGTAAAGGGAATATAGAAGAGTTGCAAAACGAATATTTTACAGCTCTTTATAATATTCTTGATAAATGTGCAGCTATTCCTCTTAGTAAAATTATATTACCTGTAGGTAATGATGGTTTAAACTCTGAAGGGATGCGTAAAACTACAACTAAAGGTACACCACAGTTTGATAGTGTTGAATGGTTCGATTCATTTAGAATCTACTCAAATACTTTGATTGAGAGTATTAATTTGCTCAGTGAGGTAGCACCAGTAGATGTAGTTGTAATTCAGGGAAATCACGATTACGAAAGAATGTTTTATGTTGGTGAAGTGCTTTCTGCTTATTACAGTAAGAATGAAAACGTAACCGTAGATAATTCAACTTCATCAAGAAAACATGTAAGTTTTGGAAACGTGCACATAATGTATACTCATGGAGATAATGAGAAACATAGTGAGTTACCAATCATTATGGCAACTGAAAACCCAGTAGAATTTGCTCTTGCTAAACACAGAGAAGTTCATTGTGGTCACTTCCATAAGGAAATGGTAATAGATGAAATTAGAGGTATCAAAATTAGATTCTTACCTTCAATCTGTACAACAGATGAATGGCATAAAAAAATGGGTTATGATGCTTATAGATGTGCCCAAGGTTTACTTTGGCATTCACAAAGAGGATTAGAAGCAATTTTACAATACAACGTATGAAAATAGATACAAGATTTAAAAGAGGCGACGAAGTATTCTTAGTAACTGATGTAGATCAATTACCAAGATTAGTAGTTGCAATTGTGGTGTCGGAAGATGTCAGATATATTGTAGCTCAAGGAACGAGTTACAGTGAATATTCTGAAATTGAGTTAAGTAACGAAAGAAGAATTTTTTAAAAAATGCAAGAAGAAAAGTTTTACAAAATTAGTGAAGCACAATTAAACAGATTAATCCAAGGATTAGCACTGTTACCTTTCAAAGATGTTCAGTGGGCTATGCAGTTAATAAACTCTAGTTTCACAGAAATTAAAGAGGAAAAAGCAAAAACTCCCTCTACTAAAGCTGAAAAATAAATAATAAGAATAAATGAGCACGTTAAATCAAATAGCATATAATATCCTAATGTCGGTTAGACCTCACCTTATAGATGATGAAGATTTAGATATTCGTAAGGTAAAACACGATGTGCATTTGAAACGTGCTCTTTTTATTCGAAATGAACTAAACAAAAATAGAACTATAGATATTAATTTAGTTCAAACTTTAGGTTGTGTAGAAGTAGAATGGGCAAACCCAATAGAATGTTGTATTGATATACCTATTGATTGTAAACTTCTTAGAACAAAAGAACGTATACCAAATGCTATAGAATTACACAACAGTAAATTAATAACCAGAGTTGGTTCTATATTTCTTATGAACAAGAAATTTAACTTTGTTTCATATGATAGATTTATTTTTTCAGGTAATACAGAATATAACAAGAATGAAATATATGCTACTTTGCATGATGGTTATATCTATCTGAAGAGCAATAGTTTATCTCTGAATGGAATAAAATATATAGACATACAAGGTGTTTTTGAAGATCCATCTGAAGTTGCCAACTTTAAAGATTGTGATGGAAAAGTGTGTTATTCAGATGATGATACATATCCAGTAAACATGTGGATGGAAGATTATATTAAGAGTGCACTCATTGAAGAATATTTTAAAGTTACTTTACGAGCAACAAAAGATACAGCGAATGACGCAGATTCAAAACAAACAGACAACTCATAATAAATTGGGTTTAACAGAGTTCTATTCGTTTTACAAGAAACACATAGAAGAAAACAAATTACCTGAAAAATATAAAATTGATAGGAAGAAAATAAGTAAGATAATTAAAATGTTCCATAAAGAAGTGGCTAATGATCTACTAAGAAAAAACTTAGTTTTCATTTTGCCACATTTAGCGTTTAGAATAAGGGTTGGTAAATTCAAAAAGAAATTATTAGATAAGAATGGTAAATTAAGAAAACATGCTTTTCCTGTAGATTGGAAAGCAACAAGAGAACTTTGGAAAGAAAAACCAGAGTTAAAAGAAAAAGGTGTAGCTGTATATCATCTTAATGACCACTCAGATGGTTATATATACACTATAAAAATGAATCATGGTTATAATGTTAGAATAAAAAATTCTAGTTTAATCAAATTCAAAGCAGCTAGAAATATAAACCGAGAAATAAAAACAATAGTATCTGACCCATATAATAAAATAGATTATTATGAATTATAAATACGTAAATATCGATGAAATCTTTGAGCGAGTGTTCAGAGATTTTCCATTATCTGAAAATGAATTTCAATGGACAGATGGTGTTGCTTGGGTTGGAGAATTATTAAAACTTATTGATGTTCCTATTTTACAAGAAAGAAAGAATTGTATAATTCCAATTGTTGGTTATAAAGGTGAATTGCCTTCTGATTTATTTCAAGTTCATACATTTATGAATAAAGAAAATAATCAAATGATGAAATATTCTGGTGATCCTTACTTTAGACATCTTCATTGTGATGATAGTCCATCTATTTCTTGTGATTGTTTCGATACAAAATTACAATATCAATTAAGTAATAACTATATTTATACTGCTTTTGAAGAAGGAGAAGTTGAAATATCTTATTATGCTATCCCGGTAGATGATAGAGGTTATCCCATGATACCAGATAAAGAAGCTGTTAAGCTCGCTTTATATTGGGAAATAGCTTCTAAACTTGCATTTAAAATGTGGATTAACTCTAAGTTAGATGGGGATAAATTCAAATACATTACACAACAAAGAGATTGGTATGTAGGTAAAGCAATTAATACTCCAAAGATTCCAGATATTGGTAAGATGGAAGCGATTAAAAACTTTACTTTACGTTTGATTCCTAAGATTAACATTCTTGACGATCGCTTTAGATTTCATCAAGAAAAGAAATATAATCATAATACTAACAATTTTAACCAAGGCACTCAATTCTAATGCAAGTTACAAGTTCTTATGAAGGTGGTTTAAATAAGGATTTAGCATATTTAAAGTACCCCAAAAACAAGTATTACCATATGGAAAACTTCAGAGTAGTTACTTCTGAAGGATCTTCTACTGCTGCTATTGAAGTAGAAAAAGGTAATAGATTGGATTTTCAAATTCCAGATACAACACAGGTTATACGGTTGTTCCTAGATCCTATACCTGTAGGAGAATTTCGTTCATTTAGAATCAATGGTGTACAATTTACACTCAATAGTTCTACTACATTACAAAACGTATATGACTTAATTCTTTCTATTTATGCAAACGATATAGGTATAGATTTTAACATTGATATTGTTGATGAGTCAATATTTTTATTTGGTTTAAATAACTTTGAATTTGAATCGAATATTCCGGGTGAAATAATCAACTTCACAGAAATTGTTCCAGCACTAACTAACTTAAGAATCATTCATTTAGATCATTTCAACGATAAGATAGTAGTGTTTACTACATCCAATACATTAAATACTACAAATGCAGATGGTCAAATATGGTTAGTTGAATATGACGAAGAATCAAATATACCAACTAATTTATCTAACGGTTTCTTAGTACCTCAATATCACCTTAAGTATAACAACTTAATTAACTTATCAACTAGTCAATATATAAGAAAATCAATCTGTCGTTATGAAAATAATAAAACGGCAAGAGTTTATTTCACTGATTTTTATAATCCTGCGCGTTCTTTTAATCTTTTCGATCCTAAAGGATATCTTATAAACCCAAGTGATTTAGATTTTGTATCAAATGTAACATTTACTAAACCAATCATTAAGGATATAGAAAGTAATGGTTCTATTCCTACTGGATCTATGGTTCAGTTTTTCTATCAACTTGTGGCTGGAGGTAAAGAAACTATTGTATCACCGGGAAGTGATTTATTACCTTTATATGAAAAGGATAGTAAAACAGCAACTTATATTGAGTTAGAAGGTTCACCACAAAACTCTGTAGCTGATAAAAGTGTTTCCTATACAATTAGTGATATAGATCCTACATATGAATTTATAAGACACATTGCTGTAATTTATGAGTTTAATAACATACCAGTAATTAAACAATTTAAAGAAGAGATTATTCCAGCATCTAAAAGTTTGGATGTTGTATTCACTAATGATGAACAAGCTGTAATTTTAACCGAACAAGAATTAAATATTCTCAATAGTCAATTCTCTGTGTGTAAAGATTTAACACATAAAGATAATAGATTAATTGCAGTAAATACGAAATCTAGTAAGTTCGAAATAACAGATGAAGAATTTGATTCTCGAGCATATAGATTTAAAGCAGATCAAACTAGTATAATCAAAGATAAATCAGGTAACTTATTATCTGTTGATAATACATATAACGTACCTTTCACACATGATGCAATAAACCCATATAACAACAATAACGATGTAGATTTTGATTTATTCAAATATCAATCGGATGGTATTACATTAGGTGGTGAAGGACCAAATATTTCATATAGCTTTATCACTAAACAGGTTCTTATAGATGAAAGAGGACAATCAGGAGAGGAAAACTGGGCTGGTATTTCGGGCAATACAAGAACTGAAATAGTGGATAATGAATATCTTTTCGAAGATCAATTTAATCACTTCAAATCACCTTATATACATATGTTGTATGGTGGTTATATGAGAGATGAGGTATATCGTTTTGGTATTGTTTTCTATGATAAAAAAGGAAATGTATCATTTACAAAATGGATAAATGATGTTCGTTTTCCAACTATTCAAGAAAGACCATTAGATGAAATTGTTAACGGCAAATTATATGCAAATCAATTAGGTATTCAGTTCACTGTAAATATACCTACTTCTATTGAAAACAAAATATCTGGTTATGAGATAGTTAGAGTTGAAAGAGATCTACCCAATAGAACTCGTTTAACAGGCGGGTTATTTATGGGTGTTACTTTTAACGGAAATAATTTGGTTGGTTTAGATGTATTTACAAATAATACTATTTACAATGGTGCAGTCGGTAAAAATATATTTAGTTTCATATCACCTTGGCATCAATTTAGAAATACAACTAAGCCAGACTTCAAAACAGATGATTATATAGATTTTGATTTGTACTATACTTCTACAATGGTTTCACCAACTTTGATAGAAAATACAATATCAACAGTAACTGGTTATTTGAATTACAGAAAATTTAGAGATAATCCAGGTTTTGCAAACTGGACTGTACAACTCAAAAGTTCAAGATATGTAGGTAGAGGATCATCGTTCAATATTAACAACGATTTAGATTCAACATCTCCATATAACACATATGAAAATACATCTCAATTTACAGATAATCCAAAATACGCTCCACACTTTGTGTTTGCTGCAGATTCTCCAATTACTGTTCCCGTAACCAATGCTACTTTCTATGGTACATATTGTAGAGATTTAGCTAAACAATATGGTGGAAATAGTTACGAAGAAAGATCAAATAATACTTATATATCAACCAGTAAGTTTATTAGTGGTAATCAAGGAACATCGATAAACGTATTTGGTGGTGATACATATTGTAATCATTTTGATTTTGAACATTTACAAGGTAATGATGTTTTAGCGGCTCCAAACAAACGAGTACAAGCAGTAATGTTTACTTGTGAATCTCCATTTAATGTTGATTTAAGGCACGGTAAGCATTTTGCTGATAATCGCAAACGTCCCGATGATGTTGATTTTACAGATTATACAGCAGAACAATATGCTTATAATCCTGTTTACTTACAAGAGAATACAATCAAACAACAATTTATCGCCAAACCATTTAATGTTAATTTAGATGATGAACAACCATATGCTATATGGGTTTCTGAACTAAAACAAAATGGTGAACAAATAGATAGTTGGGTTAAATTTAAAATCAACAATCAAATAGAGGTAGATGGTATATACGGTCCAATTAATGGAGTAATTAACCATCAAGGAAGAGTATTCTTCTTCCAAAATGAAGCATTGGGTGTAGTACCTATTAATGAAAGAGTAGTTACACAGAATGAAGACGGTATAGAATTAGCTTTAGGTACAGGAGATGTTATTAGTTCTTATGGTTATATATCAACAAGAACTGGATGTTTCCATACTTCAGCTATCGTACAATCTGAAGATTATTTCTATTTCTTTGATGCAAGAACTAAAAAGTTTTACAGAATGAGTATGAATTCTAAAGAACCTTTAAGTGATCTTAAAGGATTATCTGCGCATTTCAATTCCTTTGTAAAAGAATCTTTACTTGAAAACAATGATAGTAAAACCGATTTGATACCAATTGGTATACACGGATGTTATGAACCAAGATATAATAGAGTTCTTTTTACTTTCTCAAAAGGAAATTCTATTACCATATCATATAATGAATTTTTAAATTCATTTGAATCATTCTATTCTTTTCAACCTTGTATTTATTTATCTACAGGTAGGAAATTATTATCTGTAGATGGAAAACCATTTACTTCAGATAGGGGAGCAGTATATCAACATGATGTTGGTGATTATTGCAACTTTTACGGAACAGTGTATGATTCTAAAATTACACATTGTTTAAATGGTGAATTACCAGACACAAAAGAATGGAACAATTTAACATGGTATTCAGAATGTTATGACAACAATTTAAATGATGTACCAGATGAAACCTTTACCAGTATTCGAGTATATAATGATCATCAGACAACTGGATCAATACCACTTACGCAAAGTAATATTAATAGGAGATTCAGATATTGGAAACATGCTATTAAAAGAGATGTGTTCTCTTACCAACAGCAAGCTAGAATACGTAACCCCTGGATATTCATTGAATTAATTAAAGATAACCAAAGTAACAATAGATTCATAGCTCATGATCTAACTACATATTATCTTTTCTAATATCAAGTGTTATAAATATATAACAAAAACACTTGACTTATAACAACAATTTTTATTATATTTGTAGATTATGAAAAAAACTAATTATATGTTTGGTGGTGCTTTACATGGTATCGCCAAAGCGTTTGGAGCTAACGATAACATAGCTAACACTTTAGGAATGGTGGGTGGTGCAGCAGGTATGTTTATTAATCCATTATCTGGAGGAATACAAGCTGCTCAATATGGTACACAACTTGCCAAAGATAATTTTGAATTTGGTGGTACTATAGATAAATCATTTACTGAGTTTGAAGGTAATTCTCATGCTCAAGGTGGTATTTCAAGATCACAATTCCATGAAGTAGAATCTGGCGAAGTAGAATATAATGGAATGATATTTTCCAACATAAACGAATATTCCAATAAAGCTAAAAAGATTGCGAACAAATATAAGAAAAGAGGTGAAGATAAAATGGCTAAAGAAGCTATGGATAGAGAATTATCTAATCTCTTTGCTTTACAAGAAAGTGATCCAGTAATTTTAGAAGGTAGAAAGCAATACGAACAGTCCGAACAAAAAAAACAAATGAGGACTGGTGGTTTAATTGATCCTCCTTATAAACGAAGAAATCCATTAGTATCCAATTACTCTTTAGAAGAACCTTTAAATAATCAAGAGTTTGATACAAATTTAATGGGAAGTATGCTTTCTAACATAGGTAATTTAAATACTTGGTATAATACACCAGCGAATTCAGATGGTACTGTTGATTTACCAATGAGAAAACAACCAGGTTCCATCCATGGAGAAGATGTATTAATTCCTGGTGCTGCAACAGTTAATTCAAAAAGTTATTCAGGTAGATTGTTATCAGATGGTTCCTTCGATATTGGAAGTGTAAATACTGAACAAACTACACCAAGTGGAATGACACCTCAAGGAACAATCCCTATTTCACAAGAATTAATTGATGCACATAATGCTATTCAACAACCAGGTGGTGTTACTAGTTGCACTAAATCTACAACAACTCCGGGAGGGACAGTAGG